CTTGCCTATTAAGAGCAGGTTTTCGGGCTTTTGCAAAAGCTCACTGGCCCACTATTGTTGTAGTGGGCCTTTTATTTCACAACACATCTTCTATGGAACAGCTAAAGATGTTAAATATAGCAGAACTTTTTACAAAACAGAGCAGATTTAGATATAGAGAGAGCAACATGAACGATCTTACGATTTCTGCAGCGTTTTACGAAAAGCATTCAGGAGTAAACCTTGAAGGGGATAAACCGGTGACACCGCCCCAAACGAAATCCACAACCTGTGCTCCACATGTATGTCGCTTCAAGTGCGTCTACTGTGAGAGGATGGTTCGTGAAAGCCTCGCAGTGCCTTTGCCCCGCGCGGCTACTTTTGAAAGTTGGTTAGAAGAGAGATTTGTTCTCTCTCCTCCAGCTTCACCCCGGAAAGAAAATTTATTAAAAGAAAATAAAAATAACCATAACGGAAAACAAAATAAAAACTTTACGTTCCAATCCGGGGAATATGATAATGCATCAGATATTTTTGACCAGTTTGAGGAGTCCATTAGAGACATGCCCATCTGGGATAAATTTCCCAAGCCCACCACAGAGTGGGTGATGCACCATCTCGAGATGTCTATTTTGCTGTGTAGAGATATACAGCGGTCTCGAGATAAGGAAGATATTTTACGCGCTATTATGCATGCCATCAAGCATCATCTTGGCGTTAATAGTCTATTGCTTTCCTCTGCACGTGGTTTGCGTAAAATGGCTTTTATAGTTTTTGAAGACTTTATAGCCTATCGAGCACAATCTGGCGCTGAGGAAGCGATCGACATTACTTTAAATATCGTAGATAAGTTCACGGCGAGTCAGTTACTGACTCTCTGCGCTAAACTAGCGGGTTTTGTGATGAGTCTTACGTGTTTTAGAGAGTATAATATTAATCCTATGTCAGACACAAAGTTGTTTAAAGACTACTCTAAATTGCTCGCTAACAATCCGTTTCAATTCGGAATTACTGGGCTAAAAACTTTTCTTGA